GTCATAGAAGTAATCAGCAACGAATGTACCTGCAGGGTAAGTGGAAAGTAGAGGTCCGTCAACTCTAGCAGGGTTTGGGTTAGTTGCTTCATCGTATACGACATTTGCCTTCAATTTATATGATGTACGTAATCTTCTAATACCACTGTTTTGGTCAGTTGGGTCAATATAAGCATAAGGTCCGTAAATTGGGTTACCATCAAATGCCCAACCTAATATTGGAGAATGTTGGAAATTAGATTCTAATTCTTGGAAATTTTGGGTAACAGGATTTAAGAATACGTTATCACCAACAACATATCTTAATTCTTTAGGGTCAGATAGATGTGCATATTCACCACCAAACTGGTTGTTATATCCAGTAAATACATATCCTTTTGCATTATCATAATTAGATGCTAATTCATATTCTAAGTTTTTATTCCATTTGAAGACTTCTGGAGTAAATGATGCAAGTTGACCAACTGCTTCTAATCTAACAGTTGTAAGCCCCTGTGTATATCCTATACCTCTATTTGATATTACGATACTCAATACACGCCCTTTATCTTCACCAACTAACCCAATAGTTGCTTTTGCAATCGCACCAAATCCATCACCATTGATAATAACAGTTGGGGCAGTTGTATATCCACTACCTGAGTTAATAATAGCGATAGAAACTATACGACCATTAATAACAATAGGTTGTGCTAAAGCACCTTCACCAGAGTTAACCTTAATAGCAGGCAATGAAGTGTAACCAGTACCAAAGTTAGTAATATTAACAGATTCAATAGAACCTCTAACACTTGCAGTAGCAGTTGCACCTGTGCCTCCACCACCTGTAATTGACACACTAGGTTGTGCTGTAAATCCACTACCACCTTGCTCAACTAGAATTCTAGTAACTCTACCACCAGTAATAACTGCCTGTGCAGTTGCACCACTACCATTTCCACCAACAATCGATACAAGAGGTGATTCTGTGTAGCCACTACCACCGTCTGTCACATCAAACCCTGTAAGACTACCATTAACAATTACCTCAGCAGCAGCACCTGTTCCTCCACCACCAGTAATTTCTACAGTTGGTTTTGCTCCTGCATCATATCCTTCACCAACGTTATTAACAGAAATCTGTGTTAACGGACCAAACTGGACAAATTCACCAGATTTATATCCCCAGATAGATACACCGTTTATCCATGTACCTATAGGACTGTTAGCAGCAATATCTTGTCTTTCAGAAATAGTTTGGACAAGTCTAGGGAATCTTAGTAACTTTCTTTGGTTTCCTGGGATTAGAGCAGACCCTGTAAACGGACCTATCTTATAGTTGGGTAATCCTGACGCTGCAACATAAACATAGGTATCATTAAAGAATGAGTTTTGAATATTAGTTGTAAATTCACTAACAACGTTATTGATAGATGTTACATCTGACTTACCTCTGTTTAAGTCAACAGATAGTAGAATATTTCCCTCAGGTATAATTTCTGTAGGAACGTTTATCTGATAGGAGAATGAAAAGTCGTCTAGACGAGCAGTTACTGTAAATGTGCCATTATAGACAACAGGGTTTGCACCATATATCGTAACTTGGTCAGAAACAAGTAAACCATGTGGATTATCACAAACTACAGTTGCAGTCTGGTTATTAACACCACCTGGGGTAATAGTTGTAACTTGAATAAGTTTTTTAACGTTATATAACCAAGAAGTCAATCTTTCGTCAATAGCAGTTGACCCAAGATTAGCAACTTTTAATTTATCACCTTTAATGTAATATGACCCAGTATTGTCTAGTACTGTTGTACCTGCCTCAGCAATACCGAGAATTCTCATCTTACACTCGGTAGGTTGTCCTTGATTGGTATATACGAAAATATCAGACTGGACAATTGTACCAGGATCCCAATCTTCTACAATACCGTTTTTACTTCTAGTACACTCAATAAATTGGTTTAATGACTTTTCTTTATACTGGACATTCTCTTGGTCGTTAATTAATATAGTACCATTTCTTTCTGGCCATCCAATAGTCGAGTCAACGGTAATTATTTGCCCATCTGTAGTTAAAGGCTCAACTAGAGTTGTTTTATAAGGAATCTTGAAGGTACCAACTAATGTCTCTTCTGATACTGCCAATTCATAGATTGTGTCAGTACCTTCAATAATAGTAATGACATTTTCAATCAATGCATTTGCTAATTTGATATTTTGGTCAACAGCATCTGCATATTGGACTACTTGAGAGTCAATTAAGTTAGAAGGGTCACCACTAATCAACTCAGCACGTAAAACGGTGTCTACGACCCATGTAGCGTTGGATGGTGAGATGATTTCATCTCTAGGATAGAATAGTGATACGTTCTCACCAAACAGTATTTTAAACAAATACTGAGTTGCTAATTCTGTACCTTTTGAGATATAGAAATCACCAATATTTTTAATTACTTGTACTGGGTCTACTTTTGAAAAATCAATGTCAATAGTAGGAAGATACTGTCTTCTAAACTTATCAAATACTTCTTTGATAAACAAACTGTCAAGGTTTGCAACAACTGCTCCAGAAAGGTGATTTGACTGTCTTAATGAAGACTCTCCTGCATATACCTCGTTATGATAATTGTCGTATGAGACCGCTCCAGAAACGCCTCTACTGCAGTTTAAGAAGGCGGAAGGTGAATACCCACTACCAGGTTCTATTACGTCATATCCAGTAACTTCATCAAATCCAACATCTAGAGATGCTCTTGCTGCTTTAGGCTCAGCAATGAAGATTCTTGGTGGAAACTCTGCAGAATACCCAGTACCAAAATTGGTAATGTTAATATCAGTAATTTCACCGTTGAATATAGTCGCTGCTGCTTCTGCACCAGTACCTCCAATAGGTTCGCCAAATCCATCTTTCCTATCGTCAACAATATAAACAGATGGAGCATCATTATAACCACTACCACCTGTTAACATTTCAATGTTAGTAACTGACCCAGATGCAACAGTAACATCTAAAACTTGAGCACCAACAGGGTCTACAATCTTAACTCTAGGTACAGATGTATATCCTCTACCTCTATTGATTATTTGTATTTCATATACTTGTCCATCTTGATTAATTCTTGCTTGTGCTTGTGCATTGATACCATCAACAGGAGAAGGGTCAATGTAAACAGTTGGTGGATTAGAATATCCACTTCCCATTGTTAATACAGAAATACTGTCAACATTTACTCTTCCTTCACTATCAATCGTGCAGGGACTGATTGTAGCACCTGATGGGTTTTTAAATGTGATAGATGGAATAAAACCATACCCACTTCCACTATCATCTATAGTAATAGTGTCAACTTGACCAGTTGTATCGTCAACAGTCAATGAAACCTTTGCAGGAGTGCCATTAGTGTCTGTAGGTACTGCTACAACAGGAATAGGAGGGTTATATGAAGAATATCCTTGTCCACCATCAATTAGGTTGATATTTTTGATACCACCGATTAAAGACCTAGCAGTTGCACCTGTTCCTTCCCCATGAGTAATTATTATTTTAGGGTTGAAGTCTAAACGATACTTATTACCACCAGTTTTAGGAATAATCCTAGAAACTTGCCCTGCAGCGTTTACAGCAACAACAGCAGAAGCATCACTACCATATGACGGAGCAATATACTCAACAGACCTTATATCAATCTCATCTGCTGCACCAATCGGATTATTGAATATTACAGTAGTTTCAAAAACAGTATAATCAGTATATGGCTCTTGTAACCTTCCATTCTTGTTAATTATTAAACCAATATCAGATGTAGGTGTATAATCAACACCACTAACTCTTAATGGGTAGTTTTTTGTGCCTTGCCACTCTGTGTAAGGACTACTATCTACAGTAACGATAGGTTGGTCTGAATATCCAACCAAATATGTAATCTGAGTAAATTCTGAATCATCTGCACCACTTCTTGCTCTAGGTGGTGTAGTGAATATTATATTAGTCCCATTAATAGTATAATCAACCCCAGGAGTCAACATATCGTTGTATGTGACTACTATGAGGTGGTCTGCGCTAGGAGGTGCTACAGGAGTTCCTAGAAAGGATAGAGGGAATGTATTATTGACTCCATCAAAGGAAGTAAATGGGTTTTCTAGATTTTGCTTCTTCTTATTAAATTGTGGATACGATACACCTGGGGTAATGATGGCATCAGGTCCTCGAGTCACCGACTCGTAGTAGACAACCTCATTATCAATCATTATCGAGCCATTCTTCTCGACAAATCCATCAATACTCTCAATTTCTATCTTTGTATCGATAGTACTAATTTCACTAAGCAATAACGTAGAGCTTGATAAAGTTTTAGAGCTATAACTATCAAGATTAAGGTAATTTAACAGATTATTCAGAATGTCGTAAGGACGTCCTGTTTTCTCTTGAGACTTATAGTACTCAAAAAGAAAATTTACAAGTTGTCTATCTTCTTGCCTGATAAACTCAGGAAGTTGATTCTCAACTCTATCTGATACGTTGATATTCTTCGTTTGCATTCGTCACTAGAAACAAGAGGTATCTACGGGATACGTAAACGTGTCTGACGGGTAGTCAATTATATTTAGACCACTTGTGTCACCTAAGTTATAACCAGAAAAGTTATTAGGGTCAAATGATGGAATCGGCACAGTTTGCGTTGTAAAATCGATAGGATTTACCGTAGGGTTAAAGAAAGTTGGGTCAACTCCTGGGGGAATCTCAATAGTTGGAGAAATTGGCATAACAGAGATTGGAAGTTGCTCTGTGCCATCAGGAGTTTGTTGAATAGCGATAGGACCTACGCAAACTTGACCAGTTGAATAGTTTACTGTCCCAACAGCTGCATTTAGGACGACTTCCGTCTCATCTCTTGTTGTAACTAACATAAGATTGCCCATTCCATCATCTCTGATGTTAACAGGCACTAAAACTTGTGTGGTTTCATTAGTTGAGAAGACTGTACTTGTTGTAGATGCAGATGAAGCCGTCCCAGTAGTTAAATTCACTAAATCTTCAGTATAATCAGTTGCATAGAATGTCCCAGACTTAACAACAGAGAAATTAGGTTTACATTTCTCTCCCATGCTATCTCCATCCCCTGCATAACTGCTTGGGTCGTAAAGTGGGTTACCAAAATCTAAACATTGAGTAAATACTTGCCCAAAAGCAAATTTATCAATATTTTGACCTAATGATATCTGAGTTACATTACCAGAAATGGATGTATCACTATTATCAACCATCGCACTGAATTTAGACCCTTCTATACGATTATTAAATCTTTCAGTCTGACCATTTCTGTTATATTCGTCAATAGACTGTAAAATCTTAGTTGCTAATTGTGCACCAGTGAGTGATGTAGCATTTCCATTGAAATAAGCGTAAACTTTTGGAATAACATAGAAACTTGTTGGGTCAATCACTTCTGGTTGTATAGAAGCAACTGCATATTTCCTTAAATCCTTCTCAATCTTTGCTTTTGTAGATTCATTTAACTTATTTCCTGTTTTTGGTCTAATAGCAACGTAAACTTTACCGTAAACAGGCGGATCTAACTTCTCTCCACCGTATGCAGTCACTGAAGCTGTCTGTGGATAGATTTCTGTAACAATATGCTCGTAATCTGCTTCGGTTACCGCACGGTTTTGTGTAGCATATGCTCTTGGGGCACGAAATTTTATACTTAGTGATGTTTCTGCGTCTTCACCTTGCTGCGACTTCTCCATTGTAGTCGTAGTAATGCTCTGAGGAGGTATTACACGGTTATCAGAGTCTTTAATCTGTCCAATGAATGAAAAATTGTCAGCACCGTTTGCTTCAACACCAAAAGTGGTCACATAATTCATAGTAATATACTCACCATCAATTAATTGACGTCCAATAACACCATCACCGAAGATAACCTTGTATCTTTGGTCATCACTTTCCTCAAGATAGTAAACTCTAGAGTTTTCATCTAGTGATGTGACGTTTCCTGCTAGATTATAGGTGTCTGTTTCGCTTGACTGTGCATTAGGTGAGATATCAACTGTTAATAATTCAGTATCTACGTTTTCTGCAGGAATTATATACTCTTGATTCTTAGTATAGTCAACTGTATAGTTGTAATTTATTAAATTACCTTGATATATGATTACATTACTGAAATCTGCTATACCTGTGCCTGTATCTACTGGCACTTGGATGTCTCTAGTCAGTGTAAAGGTAAAACTATCGAGTGCATTGTCAGCAGTAAACACATCTCCCTTACTTAAAGTGCAAAATTCTGGATATGTAAGACCATTTAGACCTATTACAGTCTGTGCCTTGATGTGTACACACGCTTTTGGTGCTTTTACTGAGCGAGGAGTATAATTTAACTGCTTTGCAATCCTTACAATATTGTCTCTTACGGTTGCAGACTCTAAAAACGCTTCATTCAATGCCATATTAGCATTAAAGGCAGTGTAATATGTGTTGTAAGCTAAGATATCGATGAGATATGAGGCTGCACTACCCTCAAAATCATAATCCGTAAACTCTTTTCGAGTCCTAAGGTAAGATCTGATGGATTCTTTTATCTCAAAGAAGTCTAGAGACGTTAATTGTGAAGGTATAGCGGGCATTTTAAGTCTTCTCTAGTAGGAATTCTATGTTTTGGACTAATTCTTGTCCTACGATTACATAATCCATTGATATTTCAACAGCATTTTCATCAGGAGCATCATCTACTTTAACTTCAGTCACTGAAATACGAGGTTCCAGTCTTTCCATAACGTTGAATATCTCTGTGCGGATACCATCTGCAGCAAAAACATCCCATTGCTCAAATAAAAGTGCCTTGACTCGAGACCCTATCTCAGGTTGGAAGGGTCTTTCGCCAAACATTGTCATTAAAAGGTTACGCACTGACTGAGAGATTGCTCTCTCATTCTTCACAGCACCAAAATCCTTGGTCGAAGGGTTAGCATTCATAGAAACTGCTAAGTCCTTGAAACCTCTACTGACGTATTTTTCGGATCTGAATCTGTAGCTAGGCATTTACTTACCTTTTTTTGATATTTATCACCTGGGTAGTCAGTGATTAACCTTTTACCCTCAGCGATAAACCATTCTGCTCTGTCTACTTTAATCACCATGTTATTCCTGACTGTGGACAAGAACTTTTACTGGCGGTTACTATCGCTATAATCTATTTATAGGGTTTTCCGACTATTTTCCCTGACCTCTATATCTTTTCCTTTTAGCGTTTCTGCTAGTTGCTGAATATTTTGAATGTTGTCCTGTTCCTTGACGAGATTTTTTAGGTTTTGTTTCTGTATTGTATACAGTTCCCATCATTCCAGACTTAGTTGCCATAATTTTTAAGATGCTAATACGGTTGGATGTCCAAAAGCAATAACTGACGAGCAAGGTAGAGAGAATCCTGGGAGTCCAACACCTAGTGGGTCGAGTATTCGTGCTAAAGGACGCTTGTGTGCAAAGACTGTAAGCGTTGTTGCGTTACAGACTCTAATGTGACCTACACCACCATTATCTTCTATAGTTAAAATACTACATGGGATAGGAGTGGGTATTGGACACATCGATTTTCCACATGGACAAATATAGATTATTATATTTGTGCACACAGCTATGTGGAAAGTGAATGTGTCCCCAAATACCATAACAGGAATTCTGTTAACTTGCACCATTGCACGGTCTGGTGTAATGGGGAAGATTGGTATAAGGGGAGTAGGTGGCCACCAACAAGTCTTATTCTTAATTACTATAGGATAAGGTATTGGTGCTGACCCGCAAGACTGCACAGAATGCACAGTCGAGGGCAAACAGAGACCATGACCACTACAAGGTAGTCCATTTAATGACGTAACAGGTTTTAAAAATCCTAATGCCATTAATTGAATTCCTCGTTGATTTGAGTTCCTGCATTATATGGTCGTCCTTGAGGCACTTCTTGACTACACTCGTCAAAGAATGGGTTTCCAGTGTTATTCAACGCTCTACCTAGTGCAACAGTACTACCAGTTAACCAGTTTCTTACAGTCATCTTACCATCATAAGGTCCTAGACGCATATTATTGTTTTCATCTACACGCTGAGGGTTAATTGCAATCGACGCATCATTCACAAATACTAATCCTACACCACTTCCACTACCAGTCGTGCAACCTGTGCACCAAGGATTAGTGCGACCAAACGCAGATATCTCCCACCACCTCTGTCCAGTGATTCCATTTCCGCTTGCGTTATATCCAGAGTACACATTTAATGGTCCTGTAGTGTTACCGCTTCCGCGTGTATATGTATCCCAACACTCTGCACCTGGGTATGACCCGCAGTTTACATTCATTGCGTTATATGATACAGAGTTACTACTGTTGTTATTGACAGTGGCAGTTGTGCCTGTTACGTTGTTACCCATCCATAGTTGTAACTGTCCCACCTCACTTAAACCCACACCAGTGTTATAGTCATATGTATTCTCATCTCCACCTATAGGAATGAATATAATATCTGCAGAGTTACTAGGGTCACGATAGCAACGTCCGTCTACAGTGCCATCATTACAATTCCAAACCTTTGCATTTCCGCTTGCATTAGATTTAGGCACTGTCCTTCTAGGCGCAAGCACAGGTTTAGTTTGCTTCTTAAGGAAATTCATAAATGCTTCACCCTGCGCACCTGTAGTTTTACCTTTGATTTCTAGTGATACTCTGAATGACGCAGCCTCTTGCTCCGATGCACAATACTTATATGGTAAATATCCGAATGCTTTTTCATTATCACTCGCAGTCCTAGTACCACCTCTGCGCACTTTCTCTATATTAGGTAGATTGTTAGTTAAGTTTTCCTCTTTACCTACATCTAGGTATGCGCATGGCATATCAAACCATCTACTTATGTTGTATAACTTAGGTTGTCCAGTCTCTATACAGTTAGATTTACCAAATGCACCGTATACATGTGACGTGTCATCATTGTATGTGTCGACATCTTTAGTAGATTGATATACTTGAGGCATAATATCCTTTTCAAACTTAGCAATACCTGGGGATAGTTGACTTACATACTGAAATGTTTCTTCATCTGGCATTGCTTGGTTTATCAATCCATGAGCATCTATATTGATACAGTCCGATTTGATATTAAAACAGTGCCTAGTGGTGTCCTGTGACTGCTCAGCGACGCGAATGTAACTATCTGGTATATCTGCTTCCATACCAGTTGTTATTGTTCCTAATGATTGGGTAGTAAAACTTCTATTCACCGTATCTTCAGAGCCTAGAGCAGGGACGTAATCACCTACAGCACTAAATGCATCTGCCATCTCCTTACCCATATTCTCAATCGTTGCCTCACCACTGTCTGTAGTAGGTGATTTAAACTTCATAAGCTCAGGGTCGCTTACCATAACCTCAGGTATGTTGCTTTGGTTGTAACCAGACCCACCATCTACGATGCGCACAGACCTAATAGACCCATAAACGTCTAGTTGAGTTACCTCAATCGTTGCCTCACGAAAAACGATTTTTTCTTTATTCTTACTTGTGCCCTTTTTCTTCCTATCTTTGATGTCAAATACACCGTATGTGTTTTCTATGTGCTCTTGATTCTCATCTTTTGACGAAGGTGCGGGTATTGCCTTCTTCCAATCGTCATTCATCTTAGGTGACCACTTCTTTACAAACTTAGATGTGTCAGATGCGGAGAAGTCATCCATGACACGCGGGTCAATACACTTGATTGTGGGTGCTTTATACCCAATTCCGCCATTTATAATTTTAATTTTTACAACTTCCCCCTTATTATTCACTACTGCTTTCAGTTTTGCCTCATCTAGTGTGCGATGAGGTATCAATGCGTTAGGATCTATCTCTACTTTGTAGTAAGATATGCGTTTTGGAAACTCATACACCCCACAAAACGCAGCTTTGTTGGCAATTCCGCGTCCTGCAAGCACAGATGCGGTTGCTCCTGTCTCAGAAACGATACTTTGGTTGTAAGTAAAGTCATTTCCGCTACCAGATAACTCCATCATACCACATTTTAACTCATCTCCGAAGTAATACACTGCAGTTATGTCCCAATTACTCAACTTTTGACCTCTTGCAAAGAAGTTTCCGTTGTTAGAAGTGTATCTAAACAGTATTCTTTGCGTTTTTGTGTCTATTTCAAAGAAGCATGCGTTAGTATCCTCATCCCCATCGTTAATTTGTATACGTGATTCAGTAGTTGACCATGAATCTGACCGTATTTCATAGAAGTGTGAGTGGAATGAGAGGTTAGGGATGCATGGATTGTCCGAACTGATAGGACAACAAGGTGCATCATTGAGTACATACTGACATGAGAAGAGCGGACCATTCCAAGGATAGGTCGTGTCATACAAATAATACATGAATTGTGTGTCATAGCAATCCTCAAACCCTAAGTAACGAGGAACCGCAGCCTTCGTTGCACCACTTAGTCCATAAAACCACTCGAAGTTAGCGTTGGCATCTAGTATCTCTACACCATCCGTGCCATTTCCCCATCCTCCTAACCCAGGCGTACCTGGATTCGCTCCATTATACCCACTATACTGCACTGGGTCAAACATTCTATAGTTGTTATAACTGTATGCAGGGTTTCCTGAGTATCTACCACTACCTGTATTGTTTTCATCATAGGCATACCAACCACTTCTATCAAATCCATTACCTGTAGGACCTATAGCAGTGCCATCAGTAACACTTTCTATTGGTGAGACTGGACTATCCTTAGTAAAACAATACCCTAGAATGCCCTGATACACATATTCTTCGTCAAAGGGTTGTGCAGGGGGTGTAGGACCGCCTTGTAGGTTGACTTCTCTAGAGGCATCAATGGTATAGAAGTTGTCAATGTCCTGTCCATAACTGACTCCATCAGGATTCTGATACTTATAATGGTAAATGGGTACTACTGGGTCGCCAGTAGTATCGTTATATGACTCTGCATCTGCAGCAGAAGTGAATACATATCCTATTGTCCTTATAAACTTATACTGGTCTTTACCTTCTCCTACTGCAGGCGGTGTGTTTGTACCTACACATAACTGTGTATCATCAGGCCAAAAAGAGTAATACACATTAAGAGGCACACTATTAGTTACTTGCTCCTGCATTACCCAGAAGACAGGTTTACCACTACGAGGCTCAGCGTTATATCCTGCTGCT